GCAGCCGGGAACCCTAACACACCGGGTTATAAAGAAACAACATACGATTTCGTAGTCACAAAAAACTATGTGGCGGTAAAAGGGACTAATCATATGTGGTATAAACACAATTACCCCCAAATTGCCCCTTTTTATACTTGTGGATGTTTCTGCGGTTCAAGAGAGCAGCTTCTCATTAGAATCTATTCTATTGATAATATGAGTTGTGATCCGGCAATTAGAGTTAGAATACTTAATGCTTTAGATAACAAATTCAAAGAGGTGTTCGGCCGATAAAAAAACAGAATCAGATGGAATGGGAAGCATCAACATTAAACTGGTGAAAAGAAAAGATCAAATTTGAATAAGTCATGAAAGAAATAGCAATACCACTCACTTGGTTAGCAATATTCGTTATCCTATTTCTCATAATAGGTAACGTATCAATCAGTTTCAAACCATTTCATATCTACATACCGGACTGGCCTAAAGCATTAGGTATTATCCTTATGATAGCAGGGCTATTACTATTCTGTGCTGGGGAGCGCAGTAGAGGATATAGAGACGGATTGAAGAAGGGAGAACGGATAACATGGGAAGAGATACAGAAAAGGATTTTTAGAAATGAAGATAGTGAAGATAAAAATTAAAAAAAATTAAGCTATGACTTGGAAAGAATTAAAAGATAAAATATCCCTTATGACAGAAGAAGAGCAACAGCAAGAAGTTGCAGTTTGGGGAGAAGATATTAATTTGAGAAACAAAGATTGCTCTTTGGAGAAAACAAACGAGGCTTTATATTACTGCGATGAATGGGATTATGCTCTTGAAGAAAGCGAATTGGAGCCGGAAGACAAGGATAATCCTGATGTATATAAAATATGTGAAGCAGGAGTGTATTATATTTCAATTTAATAGACTTCAGAGATTGGTTAGATAACAAAGATAAACAAAGTTTTGAAAAGAACAGAGTATGAAAAGAGCAGATTACATAAAACAGCAAGCAACTATATTAAAGAAACTTTGCGATCAACGAGATAAGAAACGATCTTGTGATTTAATGCAATTATCTCCCAAACAAGCACAGAAAAGAAGTGCTGATTTGAATTTCTTAGGTATGGATATAGAGCGAACTAAAGAACGTATAGCCTTTGGGTTAGGCTTACTACTGCCGGAGAATGCGAGAAAAGAGTACCGCCCATCTTCATTTCATAGGTACGATGGCATCGGCAAAGAGCTTGAAAAAATAAAGTTTGAAGACTAACTAACATTAAAATAGACTGAACATCCGAGGTGTAAACCTCGCCTCAGACCGGCAACCGCAAATCTTGAAAGTGGTAGACCTTGACATTTGCAATGGTCCGGTAGGCTGGAGCACGGTAGGGTGAGTATTAATAATCAATGTTTAATTAATCAACTCCGCTGTTAAAGGACAGCGTCCGGTGAGAGACCGGTTATTTTGCTTCTATTTATTATTTCAAACGACATCCCGGTGTGCTTTGATCGGCTATCCGGGAACAATTACCGCCGGGAGGCAGGAAAAGCTTCATACTTGATAAATGACAGCCGGGAAAGACCGGCACCCGGGCGCATGGTTCAATGGTAGAGCGTTCCCGAACGGGAAAGAAAGGGGTTCGATTCCCTGGCGTCCACAAACTAAACATTCATAATATGGAAAGATCAGAATCGATAAAAGAGATTGCTAACGCCCTCTGTAAATTTCAACAGGAGGTTGGTAAGGTGAAGAAAGATAGTAAAAATCCTTACTTCAAAAGCAAATATGCCTCACTGGCAGACATCCTGGACGTGATACAAAAGCCGTTATCCGAATGCGGACTTTCTATTATGCAGATGCCCAAAGGAGACAATGAGTTGGAAACTATACTTATGCATAACTCCGGTGAGTGGATTTTATCGTCATACGTTATGCGTCCTGTTAAGAACGACCCTCAAAGCATAGGTTCTTGCATTACTTATCAGCGTAGATATGCGATTGGTTCCATTTTGAACCTAAACATAGACGATGATGATGATGCCAACAAGGCTTCAAACTTACAAGCCAGCGCAACGAATGCGCCAAAGACGAATTTGGATGCACGCAGGGTATTTCTTCCAGACTTTCTTAACAACAACGATTCCATGAGTAAACTGTATGCCTTTATCGAAGAAGAGGAAAATAAGGCAAAACAGAAAAAGCAAAATTTCTCTGTGTCTCGGTTGATGGAAAGCCTTTACAAGATAGGGCCGGTTGAATTACAAACAGTAATAGATATGTATCTGCAATATAAAAAAACGAAATATGGAGAATAGTATTAAGAAAATAGGGATATTCCCTGTCACCAAGCAAAGCCAACAAGAGCTTGCAAACTCGCTGATCATACCAGTGCTTGACGGAGAAGTGAACCCGATAGAGCACGTAGCGAAAATGAGAGGGTTATACGATGCTTTAAAGAAAGTGTTGGACGATGACCGCATAAAGGATTCGGTCATCACCGAAACGGAAAAATACGGCAAGTCGGCTTCATGGAACGGGTGTGAGATTACTCTCAAAGAGATAGGTTCTTCCTACGATTACAGCGTTTGCAACGATCCGGTTTACAACGCCTACTTAGTCCGCTTGAAAGAGCTACAGGCAGACATGAAAGATCGTGAAGCATTCTTGAAGTCAGTGCCCGACAATACGACGATAGTAGATGACAGCACCGGGGAAATCGTAACGTTGCACCCGGCTGTGAAGATGGCAAGACAAGGTTACACAATTAAATTCAAATAAAAATGGCTAATACAATTACTGGCAAAATTGCGTACATAGGACCTATTCAAGAAATTCCCTCCAAAAATGGCGGAAATCCTTTTGTAAAAAGAGAAGTTGTTATTGATTCTACACGATTTGACCCATATACGGGAGAACGAGATAAATTCGAAAATTTTCCAATGTTTGAGTTTTCAGGAGACAGATGTGCAGAACTTAACAATTTCCAAATCAATGATATTGTTACTATTTCTTTCGAAATACAAGGTAGGAAATGGATTGATGCAGAAGGGAAAACAAAATATATAAATTCCATAAGAGGATATAAAATAGAAGCAAGGCTACAAAGAACATCACAGCCCACACCGCAACAACAAGTTATATATCAACAACCACAGCAGACTTATGCTCCACCTATGTCGCCTAATGCTCCTATTCAAGACGGACTACCTTTTTAATCTTGCATTATGTTATTTGATCCCAAAAATACTTTTGATAGGAAACGAGCTGATGCCTATTATAATAAATTAATGTCCGGCCCTGATCCATTCGAAATAACAAAAAAAACAAAAAAAAGATCGTTATCGCAGAATTCTCTTTTTCACATGTGGGTACAAGTAATAGCCGACCATGTAGGCTATACCTCTCTTGAAAACTGTAAGAGAGATATCAAAAGGACTCTGCTTGGGACAAAAGAGGAGGCCAACCGATTTACAGGAGAAGTTCAACAAGTCGATTATAAGACTTCCGAAATGAGCACCTTCGAATTGTCTTTATTCATGGATAAGATGAAAATCTGGGCTCAATCAGATTTAGGATGCTATCTTCCCTACTTCGGTGATCCCGGATATGAAGAGATGGTTACAGAGTATAATGGAAAAAGAATTTGAAGTACAAACACCTACCCGATTGGGTAGCAACAAAAAAGAAAAAGCTATTCAGCTCCTAAATAATGGAGATATGGATAGCCTTTTTAAATGCAAAAAGTTAATTACCGAAATAATAAAAGAAAAATATGATCAAAGGTTATAAAGGGTTTGACAAAGACCTACAATGCAGAGGCTTTCAATATAAAGTCGGTGAAACATTTGAAGAAAAAGGGACAATTAAAGCATGCGAAAGCGGTTTTCACTTTTGCAAAAATCCATTTGATGTATTCCGTTATTATTTCCCTTCCGATAGTAGATATTGTAATGTTAAAGGTGATGGTAAAATAGATACAGACAATAGCGACAGTAAAGTCGCTTGCTCAAAACTACACATACATGCTGAAATCGGATTAAGTGATCTTATTTCCGCTGGAGTTAAATTTATACTTAAAAAAGTCGATTGGGGAGACAGCAAGTCCACCAACACCGGCGATCAGTCAGCAGCCACCAACACCGGCAATCAGTCAGCAGCCAGCGTAGAAGGTAAAAACAGTATAGCTATCGTAACAGGATACGATAGTAAAGCCAAAGGAGCTATGGGCTGTTGGATTGTATTAACAGAAAGAGTTGATTGGGATGGAAATACTTATCCTATTATAGATGTACAGGCGTTTAAAGTCGACGGAATATCAATTAAAGCCAATACATTTTATAAATTAAAAAACAGTAAACCAGTAGAATCAGAATAGCTTATGAAACAACATCAACTCCCTGACTACCTGATAAAATCATTTCTTCGACATGTATCAAGAATTGTAGATCATGTAGAAGACAAATGCTGTAGCCGGGTGGCTGATGCAGTCCGGTTAACTAAGAAGGACTTGAAGAAAATCGAATCGCTTATTTCCAAATAAGTAAAATATGGAACTATGAGAGTAATACACGTTCATTTGATCTTTAAAAAACAAGATCATTTCTTTGGTAGTATTTCTGCCATATTTGATTATTTGAGTGAAGATGATATTGGAATGGCAAAATCCACTCTTATTCATTCTTTAGGCTCCGATACATTGTGTACGGGGAGAGCTATAATAAAGAGAAGGGAGATATTAAGGTGTAAGCATAAGTAGAGTTTCATAAGGATAAATAATTTAGGTTTTCATCCCCGCCGTCCGTGAGGATATGCAGGGAGTTCGGTGGTATGGCGGAATGGTAGACGCTATGTAGACTTTCGAGATAGGTTCGTAAATGGGAGGATATGGATTTTAAATCAAAACACCTATCATGCAGGTTCGAGTCCTGCTATCACCACATAAATGTGAGCCACACATCAATGGCAAAAGTTAGTGAATTATACAACAAATAAAAAACATGGATTTTGGATACGACATTCCGGATTTCGATCCGGATGATTACGACAATTATAATTATGATTAAGAGAGACAGAGTAATAGGAATAGATCCCGATTGTGATAAATCAGGAGTTACAGAACTGCATATTAAGTCAAGGTGCTTAAACGTGACCAATCTTTCATTTCCTCTCCTTGTTGACTACTTAAAGTATATAAAAGAGGATTTTATTGATCGTCAAAAAGAATCCATCATAGTCGTTATAGAAGCTGGATGGATGAACGAAAGCAACTGGCACGCTACACGCTCCACTCCTGCCGCTGCTGCAAAGATTGGTCAGAATACCGGACGCAACCATGAGGTAGCCCGGAAGATTGCTGAGATGGCACGCCACATAGGGCTGGAAGTGGACGAAGTTAAACCTCTCCGCAAATGCTGGAAGGGATCGGACGGTAAGATAACACAACAGGAACTATCAAGGATAGTAGGCGGTCTCAACAAACGGTTAAACCAAGACGCGCGGGATTCATGCTTATTAGCATGGGTATACGCTGGTCTTCCAATACGATTATGATATGTCAAAAAAGAAAGAGATTATTCAAGCGAAATGTAACGAATGCGCATATTCAACACCATTCTCCGATCTGGTCATTACCTGCGAGAAGAAGAATATGAACCTGGTGGGGAATGCAATTAGGATATGTTCGGTATTCAAAAAGAAATAATAGTTTGATGGTTTTTCTTTGGAGATTTAGTTTCATTGGCTATCTTTGCGGTGTCACACTTTATACATAGATGCTGCAAGCGAGCAGGTCAAGGGGGTTAATAGAAAGCATAGGCAGTTCTATTATAATCCGTTATATATATCCCTGATATGTATGGAGTGTGACAACTTAGGATTATGTAGAGCTGCTTTTTTGTTTAATTCATCTAACTGTCACACTCCAGATGAAAGAGTTAAATTTATTTCCAGTATCAAGTAATGAACTGGTAAAGGTTGAAAACAACCAAGTTGTTACTACTTCTTTAAAAGTAGCTGAGTTCTTTAACAAACGCCATTCTGACGTTTTAAGAGCAATAAAGAATCTTGAATGTACTCAACAATTCCAACAACGCAATTTTGCGTTAATGGTGGAAATGAAAGAGTTACCACAAGGTGGAGCTACAAAGTGCGAATATTACTACCTTACTCGCGACGGCTTCACATTCTTAGCTATGGGCTTTACCGGTAAGATAGCTGCAAAATTCAAAGAAGCCTACATCAATGCCTTCAACGAAATGGAAGGTTTACTCCGAACCGGCGAAAAATCCAAGTACGCCGAAATGATTTTCAAGAAACAAATCGAAAAGTTCAACGTCCACCTGAAGCGGTCAATCGCTAAGGGACGTAAAAATCATGGCGAAAACTATGGCCCAGCAGGCGACCTGCTGGGTGCTGTATGGTATTTGGATAATCGCAGCTTCGAAGAAAATATGAAAAACGTGTTTGCACAAATCACGAGCGCCTACCTCGATGGCTACTTCTTCGTATCAGAGATGCAGAAGAACCAAAAAAAGATAGCGGAGCTACGGAAAAGCATCGGCAGCTTTACCTATGAGCTGCAATCGAGGCTTGGATTGTAAAGCAGCATGAATACATAACAATCAAACATTTTTTTATTTGGTCATTCCCCGGTTTAGGCCGGGGAGTATATCATATTGTCAAAAATAAAACATTATATTTTATGAAAACAAATCAAGAAATGGTTCGTCCAATGGGTAATTTTAATGTTATCCAACGGACAAAAGACGGTATGTTCAATGCTACGGATTTATTGAAGCAATGGAATATTACGAATAATCAGCAAAAGCAAATTATTCACTACACAGAAAATTCTTCTACTAAAGAATTTATAAATGCCTTAATATTAGAGGAAGATCTTAAAGAACGGAATTCCGTTATTATCCAAAATAGAGGTAAGCACGGAGGGACTTGGATGCATCCTCTCCTCTTTATAGATTTTGCGATGTGGCTAAACCCAGCTTTTAAGGTCAAGGTTTTGAAATTTGTTGCAGACCAAATGATCCGATATCGTAACAATGCCGGTGACGCATATAAAGAACTTTCATCTGCCGTTATGAAAATCGTTCCCAAAGACTTCATGCCGAAAGCTATGCAAAAGATTGGCGAGGCATTGAACTGGATCATTTTCAATTCCCATGAAAAGATGTTGCGCAATAAACATGGAGACGAAAGCAAACAACGAGAATTATGGCAACTTGAAAAGAAAATAGCAGATTTGATTAACGAAGGGTTCATAAAAAGTTTTGACAACCTGATTGTTTATTTAAGGAATCAATATAAGAGAAAAAATACTCCTGCTGTATTCGCATAACAGATCTTAGGGCAGCCAATAGGTCTGCCCTAAAATTGTCTAATTTTTAAAATCTACACAAAAAGATGTATAGTTCAAATCAAATTGAATCAGTTTTTGAAAGTATTGGTTGTAAACACGATAATCTTATCCATTTCGAAGAATGGTTTGTAAATGAAGATGGAGATATAATCAATTCAAGAACAAACTATCCTATTTATTCACATAATCTAAAAAGAAAAGATATCATAGATGGAAAGCTGCTTAGCGGAATGGATTATTGGTTATCTGTATTATTAAAAAAGAGTTGGATAAATTATCAATGCTTGTGCGATTTTAAGAAAGCATATGCAAAGGCTATTATAATAACTAATAAACATGGCACGAATAAGAACTATTAAACCTAAATTCTGGGACGATTCCAAAATAGGCAAGATTAGCAGGGATTCCAGACTCCTCTACATAGGATTATGGACTTTCTCCGATGATGTAGGAGTTGTGATCGGCGACAATATATGGTTAAAGTCTAAGATATTCCCGTATGACCAAATTCAGGTTCAACAGTTCGAGAAATGGTTATCAGAGCTTGCGACAAATGGATTTATATGTCAGTTTTCATATAAGAATGAGAATTTCATATATCTGCCTAACTTCGCTCGGCATCAAGTGATAAACCGACCGAATATTGACGATTTGAACATACCTAAAAATCAATTAAACAACATATTATCTAAATTCACTGATAAATCACTGATTAATCACGGAACGTTCACTGATCAATCAGTGCCTATAGAGGAAGAGGAAAAGGAAAAGGATAATAATATAGGAGATTCTAACGAATCTCTTGTATGTGGGACTTCGCAGCCCCACGCAGAGCGTATTGACTACTCCGAACTTGTCAAATTTTTCAATGAAGAAACAAAAGGCGTATTTGGTACGGTTAGAACTCCACTTTCGGTCACTCGTAAGGGTATGATTAACGCCCGCATAAAGGTTTATGGCAAAAATATGTTTGCCGACATGATCCGTAGGGCATACCAAAGTGACTTCCTCAAAGGACAGAATAAAAAAGGCTGGCGAGCATCTTTCGACTGGCTGATAAAGCCGACTAATTTTGAAAAAGTAATATCTGGAAATTATGACAACAAACATAGGACAAATAATAACACAGGAGAGCGAGACATGGAAGAGTTCTACAGAAGTATTGCCTCTGGAATTGCCCGCCAATCTTACGAAGAAACAAAACGATGATTGTTTTATTAGCTTGTATAACGGCGAAGCAGCTTCTCCAAAAGAAATTGCAGTATCATTAGGTAGGTTAATGATGGCATTCCCTAAAATGAGCAATGGATTCTTTGACCTGTTGGCGGAAAGAATTGCAGCGAACAAATTCACGTCAAGGCGATTATACGATGCTATCAATAGCCTGATAGACAATTTCAACTATAAGGAATTGAACATTGCCGATATAATAAAATTCGACAAAAAAGCAAAATTGTATTCGTATAACGAAGTTTGTAGAATGGTGTCAAAGGGGGAAGTTTCTTTTTCGGATTTCGAAATACGAGAGATAAACGGAGAATGTTACAGAGTCAAAAAAACCGATTTGATATCATGAAAATAAACGTATTCAACACCCAATGCCGTATCGGTAGCAGGATCAGATACAAGGGTAAAATCAGAGAAGTATATGACATTAATCGACTCACGCACGAACTGTGTTTATCGGGAAGTGCGAAATGGGTCAGATGTACGGAAGTAGAATTATTAACTCACGAACATGAAAGTAAAAAAAATCAGACCAGTGTATATCATTGAGCGTGATATACAAGAAACAATGGATAAATCAAGGAAAGCCATGCGTTCCGGTAGATACATGGATGCAACCTTGCTTGCTAAACAAATAGATGATCTGAAAGAAGAGTTATCATGTGCAATGGAGCATATCAAGTTTGAAGAGGATAATAGCAACATGGACAAATCTCTTAGAACATGGTTTGGGAAGATTTTGTCTCTATCTCTCAATGAAGCAGACATGTCTATTTATCATATCGACATGTTCTTCGCGTATATGCAAGACAGAGGGTATGTTCCCGTTCCTGAATGGGAGCGCAAGAGACGTGAATTAAAAAGGGCTGTATCCGAGTATAGGGATTTTGTCAAACACTTTTTCAAAGATGAAAATAACCTCATAAACAACGAAATTGACTTCATGCACCTGCTTGATGTTGTCCGGGATAAAATATTCACCGATCGAGAAAAGGTGTATTATGACAAGTATGAGATTAAGGCAGCAGAAAAACCAAATAAAATTTAATAATAGACATGAATGAAATAGAACTATTCAATGATAATTTCCAGAATTTTAAAGTATATGGAATACCAAAAGCGCAGTTGATCATTGCCGACCCACCGTATAATCTTGGTGAAAATGCCTACGCCAGCAATCCGGCATGGTACAAAGATGGAGACAATAAAAATGGGGAAAGCTAAAATCATTGTTTGTATGAAAAATTGGGAAATAGAAGAAATAAAGCGCCTCGAAAAAGAACGAGACCGGAACTTGGCAATACACTGCAACTATGTGGCTGCTAAGTATCAAAGGATGATTGACAAAATTAAGAAAGAAGATGAAAATTATCTGAATCGTAACTACTAAAAATAAGTAAAATATGACAGTAGATAAATTCATATCTATTTGCAAAAAAGAAGGTATAGTTTGGAATAGCCTTATCCGTATAAGGATTCTCAGACCAAAGAAATTTTTTGGATTCTTCCGAAAATTGACCGGCATAACTATCGAAGGTGCATTTAATTCTTGCTCTACCTGTGTTGAAATAATGGCGGCAGATGACAATGGGAAATCCATAATGCACTATATTGATTGTGAAGATATTATTGCAGTAAAATTAATTAACAACTAAAAAGAACTGAATCAAATGGGAAAAGTTCATGCCTCCTTATTTTCCGGCTTTGGGGCCGCCGATCTCGCTGCTACCTGGATGGGTTGGGATAATGCTTTCTGGTGTGAGATAGACGACTTTCCCCGGAAAGTATTAAGCTACTGGTTCCCTAAATCGAAAGGATATGGAAACATTAAAGAAACAGATTTTAAACCGTGGCGGGGAAAGATCGATGTTCTCACCGGTGGCTTCCCCTGCCAGCCGTTCAGCGTGGCCGGACAGCGAAAAGGACAGGAAGATGACCGTTATCTCTGGCCGGAAATGCTTCGCGCAATACGAGATATACGACCCACTTGGATTATTGGTGAAAACGTTGGTGGAATCATCAGCATGGTACAACCCGGCAGTGAAGTTACAGTGGAAAGTCAAGCCTCTTTATTTGAAAAGACTGACAAAGAAACGATACTCCAACAAGAATACGTCGTCGAAACCATCTGTCGAGATCTTGAGCAAGAAGGATATTCCATCCAGCCGGTTGTTATTCCGGCTTGT